ACCTTGATCTTGAAGTACGCCGTGTCCTCGTAGATCAGGGAGAGGTTTCGCAGCTGGTGGCGACCTGTCTGAAGCGGGGACATTCCCTGCGTTGCCCTGCCCTTGAGCCAGAACTGGGAGAACTCGTACTTCATCTCGTACTTGACTCCGATCCAGACATCGGTGGAGGAGTAGTCGCCACGCACGGAGATCGTCCCTGCGGTGTCGCTTCCAAGCACATACGAGGTTCCCGCCGAGATCGTCAGAGAGGCTCCTGCGGTGGTGTACACGGCGCTCTTGGGGTTGTACGAGTACGGCTTGGGCAGGGTCCAAGTGGTGAGGCCCGTGGCCGAGTCGTAGGTTCCCGTGCCGGATGCCTTGAGGATCCTCTGATCGAGGTGAGCCATCCAGTTGGCATTCGCCACCTGAGCCGAATCGGTCAGCTTGGTTCCAAGCCGCATCTTCTCAAGCACGGGAATCGAGGAGTCGCTTCGGAGAAGAAGGACATAAAGCTCCATCTCCACGAACTCGGCCCACAGCACCTTGGCGAATCCTCCCGTCACCGTGTCGGGGAACTGGTACTGGAACCAAGCGGCCTGAAGCGTGTTGTCACCCGACTTGGCGTACTTGTACAGGTACAGGTTCCCGCTGGCGACCACGGCGGTCATGTCTTCCTGTGCGCTGGCGGTGATGTGGACAGGCTTGCCCGCGATGTAGCTGGGGACGATCTCGGTGATCGTGTTGACGATGTACGAGCCGTCGATGTTCGGCTGGGGGACCATCTCCCTGACGCCTGAGAACAGGCTTCCACGGCTGTAGGCGAAGTAGACGCTCAGTCCCGACGAGATGGGCTGGATGTCGGAGTACGACTCGTAGTCACCGACAGGCAGCAGAGCCACGGAACGGGGACTGAGGATCTCTCCACCCCGAAGAACCAGCTGGCTGCTGTCGGTGAACAGGATGAGTTCGGTGTTGAACACCGTTCCAGACTTCAGCTTGCCGATCTTGGGGCTGCTGGAGGCGATGTCGATTGGATCGCTGTCTGGGATGTCCAGTACGGTGGTTCGCCAGAAGTTGAAGAACTCCCCCACCTCGCTGAGGATGATGTTCTCGTCGCTCAGGAATCCAAGTCTGTTCTTGAACAGGACGATGTTCTGCACAGGAAGCCCTACGAAGCTCGGAGAGGAGTTCGTCTCCTCATCCCCCGTCTGGCGGTCTGCCCACTTGTAGAGGCTGTAGTCGGCTCCTGCTGGCGCTGTGGGGGACGCAGGGGTTCCACCGTCTGCTTTCTTGAAGAGGAAGGAGCCATCGGACTGGCGGATCAGCAGATGGGGCATGGACGCATAGTCGTATGCGTACTTCAGGCCGGGAGCCAGCGACTCCCTCCACAGTCCACGGGCGAAGCTCTGACCGTCTCCAGTCTCGAACTTCACATAGTAGTCGTCGATGGTGTCCTCGGGAACTCCGATCACCTTGACGATGAAGTTGTTCGGGGCGCTGCTCGGCAGATCCTCGAACCTCTCCACCTCGTCCCTGATCAGCACGAGACCTTCGTTGCCCTCGTTGTCCTCCACCGTGATCCTGAAATCGACGCTTCGGGTGATGTAGACGACGCTGTCCACAGCCGCAGCGGAGTAGGCGGGGCTTCCCTGACCGTTCAGGGCCGCAGCCAGTTCCTCGGCAAGGTGTGCGGTTCCGCTGTGGCCTGTGCTGCAACTGTGGGAAACCGTGATCTCGTTCGCTCCGTTGGAGTCGGAGACGGTGATCGAGTAATCGTGGTTGTGGGTCGAACTCCGCACGAAGACAAGAGCGTTCCGCTCGTAGTTGATCCCCGTAGTGGTCGTATTGGACAGGGCCGTGTCTATTCCGGTGTTGACCACGAAGGTCACATCGGCCACGGTCAGGAGCTTCAGGGAGTCCCGCGTTGCGTTCACGAGGTAGTCGCGGGAATCGGTGTCGTAGCGAACCGTGATCTTGTTCCCCGACAGGTCGTACACCTCGATGGCGCTGTCGATGGCCGTCGCCGCCGGCTTGATGAACACGAAGTACTTCTCGGTGACATCGCGAACGATCAGGTGGGGCTTGATGTTCGACTCGGTGACGGATGAGTACACCGTTGACGAGGCGTTTCGGATCTCGGTGACCCGCTCGCTGGGAGAACGCTTCACCAGACCCTCGACGACGCTGGGGAAGGCGTTCACCATGCTTTCGCACTGGTTGGCCGAGCGGATGGCGGGGGACTGCTGGCTGACTCCTCCGAGAAGGTCGGGAATCGCTTGGGTCAGCAGGGGCATCAGTAAGTCCTGTAGGAGTTGTTGCGGTTGATCACGCTCAGGGGTCCAGCCGAATCGAAGATCGAGTAGTCGGCTGTATCCATCTCGAACTCGCGCATGGTCGCAAGAGCGGCCAGTTCATCCTGAGTGGAGAACATATGGTGCTTCTCCGAGCCGACCATGCGGTCACCGAAGACGCGGGATGCCCGGATCATGATGTAGCGTCGGGCCGCCTCTGGAAGCTCGTTGAAGTCGAGCATGACGACTCGGGTGACCTCGATGGACGAGGTGAAGACATAGCTGTTCGTTACCTTGTCGAACAGACGGTCGCCACGCATGATCAGATCGATGTTCCAGTACTTCGTGGTGTCGAGGTCCACCTTCGCCACATTCGATGCAACGGAGATGAAGCCGTCCGTGTCTGGCGTGTAGACGACATTGTCCTCGGTATTGAAGTGCCAACCGACAGACTGGACATCACGGGAGACCTCGTCCAAGATCCTCTCGGCAAGGTTGCTGTCGGCCCTCTGGGAACTGAGGGTGTTGATCGGCGGCTCGCCGATTGCCGACAGCATCGTGTTGACGGCGTCCAGTTTCGTTGTCTTGTTGAGCATTTGGAACCTCGGTAAATGGGTGGTGAGTCCCTTTCGGAACCCACCACCCTTTGGTTGTGGTTGTCAGTCCTTCGACTGAGATCAGGCGTCGATGATCTCGTAGCAGCACTCCTCGCGGAGGATGCCGTGACCCATCGCGTACTTGGCGAGCATCAGAGTGCCGAGGCGCTCGGTGATGTACTCGCTCTCGACCGAGAGGTCCATGAGCTTGACCGTGCCGACGGCCTCGGTCTGGAACACGATGCCCTTGGTGGTAGCGAAGTTGGCCGCGTAGCCAGAACTACCGCCGAAGGGGTTGTTCAGGATGCCCGCGTCATCGTGAATCGTGCCAGCAAGGTTGGCGCTCGGGATGTGGTTCGACTTCAGGATCTTGATGCCAGCCACTTCCATGACCGTACCAGCCGCAAAGCTTCCGGCGCCGCCGTAGTCCTTGTTGATGGCGATACCGATCTTGCCCGAGTCGCCCTTGGCGAGGAGGTAGTAGGTGGCCGGGTTGAGGATGCAGTAACGACCATCCATCGGCACATTCTTCTCGTCCATCTGCTGTGCGGCGGCGAAGAGGACCGCGATCATGGCCTCCGCGCTCATCGTCCCGACTTCGAGCTGATCGCCGAGGTAGGTTGCACTGCTTCCGCCAAAGCGGTCAGTGCTAACACGAGCACCAGCGATGACCGTGTGGATGATGTTCTTGTCGGCGGTGTAGGCGAGAGCACGACCGATCTCCGTCGAATAGATCGAGCGGACATCGTAGTGGTTCTTCATCTCGTCGATGTCGGCCACGAAGGTCGAGCTGACGAGCACATCGTCGATGCTGATGACGCGCTCCGAGTGGGCGAACTTGTTGAGGTACTTGTTCGCACCGCCGTCGAACGGAACGGTCGTGGTGGTTCCGCCGGAAGTGGTTGCGCCGTAGCCAGTGGTCGCACCCGTGGAGAGCAGGGACTCGCCGGGGGTGTGGTACTTAGCGCCAGCAACGCCAGTGACGGGGAACTGGGCCGACTTGCCGCTGGCGATCGTGCGGACACGATGCAGGGGCATGAGGAGGTTGTTCTCCTCGAACGACGAGATGATCTCGCCGCTGAAGACCTTGAGGAAGAGTGCGTTGGCGTCACCAGCGAGCTGGTTCTGACCAAGGCGTGAGGGATTGGACTGGACTGCCATTGTGGTTGTTTCCTAGAAAGAGAGTGCGTAGAAGTCTTGACCTTTAGGCGCTACTCTTGAGGTTATCCCACGCATGGGGCCACAACTCGCAACCTGTTCCACCCGTCAAGAAGATGGAACTTCCTTAGATTCACTTTCTTCAACGAAGCGGGGCGGTACGCAGTACCAGCCTTCGGGGATCTCCACCTCGTTGGACGACAGGTTCCATTCGGTTCCCGTCCAGTAGTAGACCTTAGCCTTGGCCTTCGGGCCGATCCTGATCGGGCTGCTGTCCGGAAGGAGGACCGCTCTGGCGCATCCAGCTGCGAATCCGAGAACCAGCACGACGCAAAAGAGAAAGGTCACGGCTACCTTCAATAGGCTGCCGTGACCTTTCGACGAGTCGTGCGAGGAACTCAAGGATCGCTGTAAGCAATTCCTTGAGTATGCCATTCACACCGCCCCCGCCTCTTCGCTGGTGACATTGTTGTCCCGTGCGGTGATCAGGCCGATTCCAGCCATGACCGCAGCAATCGTGGCGGCGAGATCGACATTCGTAGTCGGATCGGCGTCGAAGAGTGCGGTGAGTGCAGCGCCGACTGCGGTCAGGATCGCGGCGATGCCAGCTACGGTGGTCTTCCAAGACTTCATCTGTACTCCTTATCGAGAGGTGACATTGAGGATGTTGCTGTTGCGGAGACGGGTCTCCACATCGCGACGGTACGCGGCGTCCTTGTGGTATCGGGGATCCCGCATCGCTGCGGTGACCTCGGCCACGCTTCGGAACGACCCGGAGGGGATGCCAGCGGTGTCGCCTTGGACGAGCTTGGCTGGCTGACCGTTCGCCTGAACATAGCGGGCATGAAGGCCGCGCACGGCCATCTGCATCTTCTTCTGATCACCCTGCTCGATGATGTCGTTGAAGGCTTCGATCTCGGATTCGTCCAGAGACTCCGACGCCCACTCCATCATCGACTCGTACCCCTTCTCACCTCCGGCGATGCCGTGGAGAGCCGAAGTCTGGGCTTCGGAGACGGCCCTGACTCCTTCGAGGTAGTTGCTGATGATCGGCTCGGGGATGCCGCTGGCGACGAGCTTCTGGATGCTCTCCTGCGACAGCTCGCCGTTCTCGGCGTACTCGTTGGCGTACTGTTCTAGGTTCAAGCCTCCCGAAGCTTCGCCCGCAGTACTTGGCTTAGGCTTCTCTGAGGTGAAGCGTCTTTCAAGTTCGGAGTACGCCTTGGCTAGATCTTCGGGAGACTTGAACTTCTCGGGAAGCCATTGAGGACGCTCCTCGGGTGCTGGAGCGGACTCTTCGGCCATTTCTGGCTCGATTCCCTGCTCTTCTGCAAGAGCCTTGTTCATCGCCTCGTCAACGGGCTGCGGTGGTTCAACCTGAATGGAATGTGCGTTGCTCATTGTTGATTCTGCATTCCGGCTTCAAGCAGCTTCGATCCGCTGCTGATCGCCTGATTGCCATGCTGTGCAAGCATCTGCATCTGCATGGCCTGTTGCTGCTCCATCTGGAGCTGTTCTTCGGACTTGACGAGTCCCGCAGTCTCGATGCCAAGTGCTGCGGCGCGTCGATTCATGTACTCACGGACATCGATGTACTGCTGGATCATCTCCGGTCCAAGTACCTGACCAATGCCCTGTAGATACAGATCAAGACGATTGAGATCGTTGCCTCGGCCAAGAGCATCGACTCCTGTGACGATTGTAGGAGTCACGAAGTCCTTTGGCAACTTCGGCATACGCTTGCTCTTCGTGAGTCGGTCGATGACTCGGGCCACGAGTGGAAGCTGGAACTCCTGAGAGAGGATGGAGTAGATGCCACCAAGCTGTCGCTCGATGCTCTGGGTGACGAGACGGACTTCCTCGGCGGTCACACGCTCCGCGTTTCGGATGGTCGCCTCGGTGAGGAGGAAGGCGTAGGACAGGCGCTCGTTGATCGCACCCATCGTCTGGAGTGCTACGGCGAGATCGCCTCCCTTGTTCGCCTGAAGCACGGAGACATCGGCGGCATTGCCCTCTCGGATCGCCCCGTTGGGAGCCTGTGCAAGGGTCTTCGCCCTAGTGGTCCCGGTCGGATTGACGAGGAACAGGAGCTTCGAGCAAGCCGCTGCGGCCTCGACGATGCTCTTCGACAGGCTGTCGAGGGAGATGAGGTCTCCGAGGTACTGCTCGACATACGAGCGACCATAGTGCTCTCCGTCCACGCGATTCATGCGGAGGGCGAGGAAGGGAGACTGCTCCAGCGGGTAGATGCCGTAGGAGTCTGGGATGATCTCGCCCTCGACCTCCTGATACACCTCGACATGGTCTGGGTGGCGGTGGCAACAGGTGAAGATGTCCACGGAGTCCTCGTGGCCGCACATACAAGCCTTCACGAAGGGCTGCATCTCCACGGGCAGGACATTGGGAGAAACCGACTCCTTGATGATGATCTTCTTGGCGTTGCCCTGCGGGTCTCGCTTGACCACGAAGCGGTCCAGCTTGATGACCCTCATCGGCCCCTCGTCGGGGAAGTAGATCACGACGGAGCCGCAGACGATGAGCTGCTTGATCGCCTCGAACAGGCTGCTTCGGATTCCCTGACCCTCGATCTCCTTCTGGATGCGCCGCTCCAGATCGGACAGGCTGGTCTCGACTTCACCCTTTGCATTGGGGGAAAGAGCCATCAGCTTGGCCTGAGCCTTCGAGTCGAGGACGAATCGGAAGAACGGAGCGTTGGGAGGCAGCAGGGAGAGCAGGAGGGCCGAGGCGAGGTTGTTCACGCCACGCGCACCTACCGCCTGATATGGCGTGGGAAGCCGCTGGGAAGACTGGTCGCCATCGTCCGTCATGAGGTACGGAAGAGTGAGACGCGCACAATCCCTTGCCCGCTGTAGGTAGGCATCGCGGTCAGCCTCCATCTTCTGGTACTTGGACTTGGCCGTCTCCATGTCAGCCTCCCATCTGGGTCTGAGTCGGAATGGTCAGCGCCCGCTTGCCCTTCTTCTTGTAGTCGATCCCGTTCATGCTCCTAGCCATCTTCGGGGCCGTCTGGGCGATGGCGGGAGTGGTGAAGGTCATCTGCGGAGGGGGAGGCAGCTGCACCGTAGGAGCCGGGGCTGGGTTATAGGATCGTGATCCGCCCATGCACATTATGTCACCTCGTTCTGTTCGTTGAACACTTCGATGAGCATACGGACCACTGCCCGCTTGCCCGCGTAGAAGAATATGTCCCGCTCGTTCATGTCGAGGTCGGGACACTTCTCGGGAATCAGATCCCCAAGCCGCTTTACAAGCTCTGGGGAAATGGGAGGAAAATCTCCGTCCTTAGACTCATTCAAGGAAGAAACCTCCAACGGCTTCCTTCTCCTTACGCTCCGTGTGGATGGCGTAGAAGATCACGATGTAGTTGATGACATCGAGGACGGTGTCCAGAACCTTCTCATCGGACACTTCGTACTTGAGGCTGGAGTCGGCAAGGGTGTTGAGGCGGGAGAGCTTGTCGCTGAGACGGACAAGGACACCAGTCTCGGTCTTGCACAGGCCCAGCTCCTCGCACTTGGTGAAGTTGAGGAAGGCGTGGGTCTCATCCTTGCCACCGCTGTAGTCGTGGTTCTTCTTCCGAGAGAGTTCACGGGCCTGATCACAGAGCATCTGGTGCATCGCCATCAGCTCGTCGCGGGTTGCCATAGCTTGACCTCCTTGGTCATGAAGTTGTATTCGCCGAAGCGAAGAAGGCGGGCCATCTGTGCCTGAAGGATGGCGAACTCACGAGTATATCCGTTATCGATATACGCTTGCTCCACCTCTGCCCACTCGCCCTTCTTCAGGATCTTCTTCGCCGTCACGGGGCCGACACCAGCAAGACCGGGGTAGCCGTCTGCCTTGTCCCCAGTCAGCACCTGAGTCAGCCAGTTGACTTCGGCCTCCTCTGGAGTGGTGTAGGTGAACTGCTCCGTGTCCGGGTTGAACATCCAGCCGGGAATGGTCTTGAAGTCCTTGTCGATGGAGATGATCAACGAGTCTCCACCCTCGGCGACCATCGCGGTCTGGTACAGGCTGATCAGGTCGTCTGCCTCCAGTCCGTCCTCGGTCATGCAGTGGTACTTGTCGGCGAGAAGCTCCTTGACCGCCTTGTAGCCAGCGGGTTTGCGGACCTTCTTCCTGTGGGCCTTGTAGTCGCTGCACAGGTTCTTGCGGAAGTTGCCAGAGCCTGTGAAGTAGACCGTTAGGTCGCCCTTCGCCATGTTCTGGTAGCGCGTCATCGCGCTCTCGACCATGTGCAGAACCTCCTTGATGTTGCAGAACACCACATCGAGGTCGTCGTCGAACCTCGCGCAGTACTCGCAAGCGGAGCAGATCCCGTAGACGAGGATGTCCCCGTCGATCTGGATCCAGTCGAAGCGTTCTGGAAGCGGCTTAGTCATCGGCCTTCTCCGATACGATCATCTTTGCCATTTCGAGGAGACCGTAGATCTCGTGGATCGATGCGTTGGTGGCGCACTGGTAGTCGTCCCGTCTGGTCGTGGTGTTCTTGTAGCCGATGAAGAACATCGAATCGAATCGGTTCTTGATCTCGGTGAGAAGGGATTCGGTGGATACGAGTTCGAGATTGTCCATGTCCATTAGTGTGTCTCGGCCCAATTGCGTCCGATGCGATACTCGCCGTCGAGGGGACAACGAAACCCGTAGTACGATCCTGCAAGACCGATTGCGGAGACCATGATCTTGCCGACCTGATCCGCGTCCTCCGGCCTTGCCATCAGCTGGTATTCATCATGAACTGATGCTACCTGATCGACCGAAAGGCCGAGCCTTCGGTACTCCTCGTGAGCCAGAATGCAAGCCTTCTTCATCACGACCGCACCAGCACTCTGCAACAGCGTGTTCAGCGCGGCGTGTGGAGAACGGATGGGAAGGATGCGCCCGTCCAGACCCTTCAGGACTCCCTTGGAGACCACGACCCGCTCAACATCGTCCTTGAGCTTCTGGAACGCGGGGACGGCTGCCATGAAGTTCGCACGGCTCTTCTTGCCCTTCCTCGCGTCTCCACCGAGTACGAAGCCGAGCTTCGGATCGGCAGCACCGTAGATCAGCGCGTAGATGCCGCCCTTGGCCTGATTGCGGGCGGTCTTGTGGGAAGGATTGGCCTTGTCCTGCTCCTGCTGCGGAGCGAGGCCGAATGACTTGGCGTTCTCCCAGTGGATGTCGCAGGAGAGGATCTTCTTGGCGTAGATTCCTGCGTCGTACTTGCCGAGGAAGTGTGCGAGGCAGCGAAGCTCAAGCCCACTAGCATCGACGCCGACAAGAACCCTGCCCTCGCTCGCGGTGAAGAGAGAACGGTATGCAGGGTCCGTAGGGATCTGCGCCATGTTGGGAGAACTATGGGTGCAGCGACCAGTAACAGCTCCGTTGGTGTTGACCCTGCCATGAATCCTTCCGTTGCGGACAAGCTTCAGCCATGCGTTGTCACCGTCTGCAAGCTGACCAAGCCTCTTGGTGATCGTCAGGTACTCGACGAGGAACTTCGCCTCTGGGTAATCCAGCGATGCCAGCACGGCCTCATCGACCCGTGGACGGCCATCTGGAGTCATCTCCTGCGGCTCCCATCCGTACTTCTCGATCAGCCTCTCGGCGATCTGCATACGGCTGCCGGGATTGAACTCCTCGATCTTCGGCTTCAGCGGCTTGCCAGTCTTCTCGCTGACCCGGTGGATCACCTTGTCTGGGAAGATCTGCCGCATACGCGACTCGATGGAGAGCTTCTCCTTGATGAGGGAGCCGTGGAGCTTCTCGGCGGCATCCACATCTAATGGGAACCCGCACCTCTCCTGCTTCCTGACGATGGCGGCGAACTCGTGCTCGACCTCAATCGCCTCCTCGCCGACCGTGTCGATGTCGAGATGATGGAACAGCAGCGAGGTCACGCGGACATCCTGCTTGCAGTACTCCAGCATCTCCTCGCTGTACTCGGTGAAGTCGGGGGAGTCTCCCTTGTGCTGACCCATCCTGTGTCCCCAAGCCTTCAGGCTGTGGGAGCCGACGAGTTCCTTGGGGAAGCCTGAGTTGAGCCTACCGAAGTCATCGTTCCGAAGGTCGGGATGCAGGAGCCTCGAAAGGATGAGGGTGTCCAGAACCCGACACTTCGGCTCGAAGCCGATCAGCTTCCTCAGCGAGGGGAGGTCGAATGACATGATGTTGTGGCCGACCAGATCGGAGGCCGTATCCGCCAGCTCCATGAACCTCTTGGGTTCCACGCGGATCGGCTCCTTGCCGTCGATGCTCACAACGATGCAGTGAAGGGTGGAGAGATCGCTCAGTTCGAGCCAGTCGTCCACCATGTTCGTCTCGATGTCGAAGAAAAGTCTCATGTGTCCGTCAAGTCCTCTAGTTCAATGTTCCTGTCCTCGAACCACAGACGGAGCTTCTTCATGGCCTGTAGGCCGATCTGCTTCACCGTCTCTGGATTGAGGTTGTCGTTCTCTCTGGCGTTGTAGATCGCCGTCACTTCTGCCCAGCTTGGTAGATACTTGTCGTTACTGGTACTCATGGCTGTTCTGCATGAAGCCGATGATGCGGTTCGCCAGCCAGTACGAAACATTCACCGTCACAGCGTTTCCCAACTGCTTGAACCGCTGTGAATCCGATTGACCCTCGGTCCATCCGTCTGGGAAGCCCTGAAGCCTCTCGCACTCAAGCGGAGTAAGTCGCCGCGCCCGAAGCATATTCGCCACGACTTGGGTAGTTCGGGTGTCTCCGCTGTCGAAG